ATGAGTAATGCAAGAATTATTACATCAAAGCTATGGGAAATGGCTAATAAACTGCGCGGGACAATGGATGCAAGTGAGTACAAGAACTATATTTTACCATTTATGTTCTATCGCTATTTATCAGAAAATCAAGATGAATACTTAAAAGTCAATGATTTGGAAGAGTTCTACGAAGTGACAGATGATACTGAAAAAGAAGATTACCTTGAAGAAATCAGTAAAGGTATCGGATATGCGATTGACCCAGCCTACACTTGGGACAAAATCGTATCAAAAATTGAAAATCACAAAATCAAAGCTAGTGACTTCCAAGATATGTTTGACTCGTTCAATACAAATGCAAAACGTAACGCAGTCGCAGAAGCTGAATTTGCTAACGTATTCTCAGATGTTAACCTTGGAGACACACGTCTAGGTTCAAATACAAACGAACGTGCTAAGGCTTTAAATGATATCGTTTTGATGATTAACGAGTTCACTTTCAAAGATGATTCAGGACATGACATTTTAGGCGACGTTTACGAATATTTGATTGGGCAATTTGCTGCAAATGCTGGTAAAAAGGGCGGGGAATTTTATACACCTCATGAAGTTAGTCGAATCCTAGCAAAAATTGTCACGAATGATGCAGATGGTACTGGCGGTCAATTCCGTGTTTATGACCCTACAATGGGATCAGGTTCACTTCTTTTAACAGTCCAAAAAGAATTACCAAATGGTGATGAAGAAGGAAGCGTTGAGTTTTACGGGCAAGAGTTGAATACTACGACTTATAACTTAGCTCGCATGAACTTGATGATGCATGGGGTAAATTATCGCAATATGGAGTTGAAACGCGCAGACACACTTGATGCTGACTGGCCATTTGCTGAAAAAGATGGCACACAAATTCCTTTGAAGTTCGACGCGGTCGTATCAAACCCCCCATATTCCCATAAATGGGATACAAAAGGCGTTGATCGAGAAAAAGATACACGTTTCAAAGGTTATGGTGTAGCACCTGCATCTAAGGCAGATTATGCTTTTGTTCTTCATGGACTTTATCATTTAGATAAAGCAGGAACAATGGCTATCGTGTTGCCGCATGGGGTACTCTTCCGAGGTGCCTCCGAAGGTAAAATCCGCAAAAATATCATAGACAATAATCTATTAGATACTGTTATTGGATTGCCAGCTAATTTGTTCTATGGCACAAACATTCCAACATGTGTGCTGGTGTTCAAAGGTCGTGAAGCTCGAAAGAGTAAAGATATTTTGTTTATTGATGCTTCAAATGAGTTTGAAAAAGGTAAGAACCAAAACAAACTCACTTCTGAGAACATCAACAAAATTATCGAAACTTACTGTAACCGTAAAGACGTTGAGAGATATGCTCATCTGGCATCTTTGGATGAAATCAAAGAAAATGATTACAATTTGAACATTTCACGTTATGTCGACACTTTTGAAGAAGAGGAAGTTATTCCACTTTCACAAGTGGCTCAAGAGTTGGTAGAAGTTAAAGCAGAAATTGCGAATTCATATGATAATTTGTTTGGGCTATTGAACGAGTTGAAAGGGACAACCGATGAAGCCAAAGAAGAACTGAGTAAATTTATCAGTCTTTTAGGTAAATAATAGTGTTAGAAAAGAGCTAAGGAGGATTTTGACCTTGGCTCTTTTCACAAACGCTTGGGAATAGTTGAAAAAAATGATTACTCAGTTACTATATAAAATTGACTATGATAAGATTCAGTTGAAGGTCAGTTTTCGGAGATATTTGGCATTCGAGGAGAATAGTATATGAATCTATTTTAAATCAGAAGCAAGGAGACTTGCCCATGGGGAAATTACATTCATTTAGAGATGTTATTCAGGAACTGTATTATAACGAAATTTTTGATGAGTTATCAGAGTTTATAGAAGAAAATCCTTCTCATCTTGAATCAAAATCATACTTTGTTGAGGAGCCGGATGAGGCGAGCTTAGAAGACTTTGAAGTGAAGTGGATTAATATAACTAGCTCTCGGGATCATTCCATTTATTTTGATGTCATTGTTTCTGCTGAAATTCAAATTGCTGAAACAGTAAAACGCAATAGAGAAACGGATGGGTTAATTCAATGGTTCAGAATTTCTTGTTCAGCAATATTAGAGGACGGTCTTCAGGATTTTGGTGTAATAGATGTATCTATCTACATGAAGCAAAGAGAAAATAAGGAGAATCGCCTTTCAGAATACTTGGTTCTTGTCATTAGTAAGGACCAGCTAGATCAAGTAGCAGAAGGTTTTCTCAAAAAGTATTATCCGGAGGCTCTCGAAAAGCCAATGAAGGTACCAGCTCGTAAAATTGCTGAAAGAATGGGTCTTGGTATTAGAGAAATACACATCACAAAAACAGGTTCTGTTTTTGGACAGATATACTTTTCTAATGCTAAAACTCGATATTATGACATCAAATCGGGGGCCTACAAGTCAGTAAAGGTAAAAAGAGGAACAATGCTTATTGACCCAGATGTATTTTTTATGCGTAACATTGGATCTATGAATAATACGATAATCCATGAGTGTGTACACTGGGAATTGCACAAAAAATTCTTTGAACTTGAGAAGCTTTATAATCGAGAAGCAAAAGCAATCAGTTGTAGAGTAATAGAAAGTGCTAAGCCAGAAAAGAATAGGACTCCGTTGGATTGGATGGAATGGCAGGCTAACGCTCTAGCTCCAAGAATACTAATGCCCGAAAAGCAAACAAGGATAAAGATAGAAGAGTTAATTGCCAAAAACAAACGATTATATTCAAGAGAGAACTCTTATGAGATTTTTGAATCAGTAGTCCTAGAATTATCTGAGTTTTTTGAAGTGTCTAAAGTGGCAGCAAAGATTAGAATGATTGATCTTGGTTATGGAGAGGCAGTTGGCGTTTACACCTATGTAGATGACCGCTATGTGGCAAGCCATGCTTTTGATAAAAAGGCTCTTAAAAACAATCAAACGTTCACCATTAGTATTCAGGATGCATTGTTTGAATATGCGACGAATGCGAACCTTAGAAGTCTATTAGATTCGGGGAAATATCTATATGTTGATTCTCATTTTTGTATAAACGATCCGAAATACATATACCGAGATGATTACGGATATGCAAATCTAACAGATTACGCAAGACGACATATAGATGAATGCTGTTTGATTTTCGATGTGAAAGCAAGTCCAAATAAATATGGCGTCAACTACTACAAAGAGGCAGTTCTATATAGAGAAGTAGCGTCTGATAAGCTAGTAGAAGTTAAGTTTTCAGATTCGGATAATAATAAATCGATAGAAAAGAATGCGAAAGAATTAATGTTATTTGGAGGGATGGCTAGTCAAATAGCCAATATCCAGCGCACTCTTCCCACTACATTTGGAGACACTCTTGTATCCCATATGAAGCGTCTTAGTATCACAGAAGAAGACTTGGCTCAAAAATCATTGGTTAGTCCAAAGACGATTCAAAGGATGAGAAATGATTTTGATTATAATTCAAAACTCGGGACAGTTATTGCGGTTTGTATTGGACTTCAGTTACCTCCTCCACTGAGTTTGGATATGGTAGCTAAAGCAGGACATTCTTTTAGACCGGGTGATCAAAAACATGTCATTTTTCAAATGTTATTAATGACAAAGTTTCAAAGCTCTATATATGAATGTAATGAAATTCTTGTTGCATGTGAATATAAAACTCTAGCAAAAGAAGCTTAAAAAATAAAAATATTTATTGGTGCTGGACATTCTATGTCCGGTTCTTTTTTTGTTTGAAATCAAGAGCACTCTCAAAAGTGATAAGCAAATATCACTTTGGGGGTGCTTTTTTGCGTAAAAATAGGACATTTCGTGTCCGGGTTAAACAATGCATGAGAGATTACTATTAAGTCAAGAGGTTGGCCAACCCTTAATAAATAAAGAAAAATTCCCAGAAGGATCATCGCTAGGAATTTCGATTAAAAAAATTTATGATTTTTGGTTACCAAACCACCCTCCCCGTTGGCTAATAAGTGAAGGACATTTATTAACCACGAGGAGGTGACCTTTAATTGGTAACACAAGTTAAGCCAAAAGAGGGCAACAAAGTCATACAGGAAGAAATAATTGGCGTTCTTACGGCTATCAGCATTGTTTCTAAGAGATTAGCCAATCGTCTGAGCCAGCTTGATGAACGAAATGAAAAGAAAGGAGAAAAAGCAGATGAGTAAAATGAAACTTGCTCTTGATGTAGTAACGGACTTAAGAAATCTAGCAGGAAGCATTGAAACCTTGGTGTTTGCTCTAGAAAGCAATCCATCGGACTCTGCATCCCCTGTTGATAAAAAGGAAACGAAGGAAAACAAGGAACCGAAAAAAACAAATCCTCCTCAAAAAGCTAAGCTGCCAACATTGGAAGATGTCAGGGCAAAACTTGCAGCTCTTTCGCAAGCTGGTAAACAGGTACAAGTGAAAGAGCTGATTACGGGATTTGGAGCAAAGAAACTAAGTGATATTCCAGCGGAAAAGTATCCTGAACTATTAGAAGAAGCGGAAAAGCTTTAAAAGGAGGGGCCTACTATTCTATGAATCATTCAGAAAGAGCTCATGCTAGTTTAAGTGCCTCCGGTGCCAGTCGCTGGTTGGCTTGTCCACCAAGTGTTCGGTTGTCAGAGCAGTACGAAGAAACAACAAGCGTTTTTGCCAAAGAAGGTACATTCATGCATGAGCTATCAGAACTTTATTTGTCTTATGAATTAAAACAGATGACAAAAGCTCAGTTGAACAAAAAGCTGAAGCAGATGAAACAAAATGAATTTTACAACTCAGAAATCGAACAAGCTGTTCAAACCTATGTTGATGTTGTTACTGAAAAAATGAATGAAGCTAGGGCAATATGTAAGGACCCACTCATACTTATTGAGGAAAAAGTAGACTTTAGTCCTTGGGTGCCAGCTGCTTTTGGTACGGGGGACGTAATTCTGATTTATGGTGATAGATTAGAAGTTATTGATCTTAAGGGTGGGAAAGGTGTCAAGGTTTCGGCGGTGGAAAATCCACAGATGCGACTATACGCTTTGGGTGCAATAAACAACTTTGGTGTACTCTATGATACTCAGAAAATATTGATGACCGTTGTACAACCCAGATTAGACAATATCTCCACTGACGAAATGCTAGTGGATGAACTATTGGATTGGGCAGAAGAAGTGGTCAAACCCAAGGCGGAGCTAGCATTTAAGGGTGAAGGTGATTTCATGGCCGGCGAGCATTGCCGCTTTTGTAAGGTGAAGGCGATCTGTAGAGCGAGAGCGGAGGAAAATTTGAAACTTGCTTGTATGGATTTTCAGAAACCTCCGTTACTGACAGATGATGAAGTAGTAGAAGTGTTAACTTCCATTGATCAGCTGATGAGCTGGGCAAAAGATGTACAAGAATACGCATTTGCTTTGGCGATGAATGAAAATAAGCAATGGCCAGGGATGAAACTAGTCGAGGGCAGAGGTAGCCGTAAATATAGTGATGAAAGTGCAGTGATTGAGGTACTTTCTGCTGCTGGATATGACGGAGATGTGATTTATAAGAAATCACTCAATACGATTACTACTCTAGAAAAAGAGTTAGGTAAAAAAGCATTTCAAGAGTTGCTAGGGTCTCTCATTACAAAAGCGCCAGGCAAAGTAAAGCTCGTGCCAGAAGAGGACAAGCGACCCGAAATAAAAGCTTCACCAGAAGCGGATTTTCAATAACGAGGAGGAAAATAAATCATGGTAAAAATTACGATTGGAACAAATGAAAACCCAGTACGCTTTAGTTATGCGAATGTACATCAGCCGGTTAGTGTTAATGGAAGTGACTTAAAGTATTCGGTAAGCATCATCATCCCGAAATCAGATAAGAAGACGATTAAAAAAATCAAAGATGCGATTCAAAAAGCCACACAAGAAAATAAGGACAAGTTTGGCGGTAAGGTGTCATCCAATTTGAAAACACCACTTCGTGACGGTGATATGGATCGTGAAGAAGATGAGGCTTATGCGGATTCCTATTTTATTAATGCCAACAGCAAGATTAAGCCAGGCCTTGTGGATGCTGACTTAAATCCAATCATGGATCAAAGCGAGTTTTACTCAGGTTGCTATGGGAGAGTCAGTTTGACATTCTACGCTTACAACGTAAATGGAAATAAGGGAATCGCGGCAGGGCTTCAAAACATTATGAAGACTACTGATGGAGATCCACTTGGTGGCCGAAGCAGTGCAGAAGCAGATTTTGCTGATGATAGTGACGATGATGATGACGATCTTTTAGGTTGATATCTATGAAACTATTAGCAATCGATATTGAAACTTACAGTAAGGCGGACCTCGTGAAATGCGGGGTCTACGCCTACAGTGAATCAGCAGATTTTGAAATTCTCCTCTTTGCCTATGCGGTTGATGAAGAAGAGGTGCAAATTGTTGACTTAGCATCTGGTGAGAAGATACCAGATGACATTGAAAGAGCGATGACGGATCCAAAAGTGTTAAAAACAGCTTACAATGCAAATTTTGAACGAACGTGTTTAGCCAAGTACTTTAATAAACCAATGCCACCTGACCAATGGCGATGTTCATCTGTTCATGCTTTAATGCTTGGTTTGCCTGGATATCTCGATGGAGTGGCCAAATGCCTCAAGTTGAAAGAACAGAAACTGAAGGAAGGGAAGTCCTTAATTCGCTATTTTTCGGTTCCATGTAAACCTACCAAAGTGAATGCGGGGAGAACTCGAAATCTACCAGAACATGATCCTGATAGGTGGGACACCTTTAAGCTGTACTGTAAACAGGACGTTGAAGTTGAAAGGCAAATCCGAAAGAAACTAGATGCATTTCCAATCCCCAAAATTGAACAAAAGCTATGGGAGTTAGATCAAAAAATAAATGATGAAGGGGTTCTTATTGATAAAAGCCTAGTCATAAATGCTATTCAGGCAGATAAGGCGTTTCAGGATGAGCTTTTCGATGAGGCGATCCTTTTAACAGGGCTAGAGAATCCAAATAGTCCAGTGCAATTAAAAGGTTGGTTAATGAAGCAAGGAATAGAAGTGGATAGCCTTGCTAAGAAAAATGTCGAAGCATTAATGGACGAAGTGGCAAATTCGGATGTGAAGCGGCTGTTGGAACTGAGACAAGAAATGTCCAAAACATCGGTGAAAAAGTATGAAGCCATGGAGCGTTCTGTCTGCCTTGACCAAAAAATTAGGGGATTGCTGCAATTTTATGGTGCGAGTAGGACAGGCCGTTGGGCTGGGAGACTCGTACAAATTCACAATCTACCAAGGAACAGTATGGGTGATTTACACATTGCTCGAAGTCTTTTGAAATCCGGGGATTACGAAACGATAAATATTCTTTTTGATAGTTTGTCGAACGTATTATCGCAATTAATCCGAACTACGTTTATTCCAGCAAAGGGTAACCGTTTTATTGTAGCTGATTTTTCAGCGATTGAAGCAAGGGTGATTGCGTGGTTAGCGGGGGAGCGTTGGCGGATGGATGTGTTCCAATCCCACGGGAAGATTTATGAAGCTTCTGCAGCACAAATGTTTAAAGTTCCCATTGAGACAATCGATAAAGGTAGCCCACTTAGGCAGAAAGGGAAAATTGCTGAATTGGCTCTTGGCTATGGTGGTTCAAAGGGAGCTTTGATGCAGATGGGAGCTTTAGAAATGGGCCTAACTGAAGAAGAACTTCCGGACTTAGTCTCCGCCTGGAGAGAGGCTAATCCAAACATCGTAAAACTTTGGTGGAGCATAGAAGCCGCAGCAATGAAAGCTGTGAAGGAAAAAGCAGTAGTGAAGATGCAGTATGGTCTTACTTTTCATTACACCAAAGGGATTTTATTTATTACGCTGCCATCGGGTCGTTCTCTTGCTTATGTACGGCCCAGAATCGGGGTGGACGAGCGTTTTGGAAAAGAACAGCTTACGTATGAAGGAACGGAACAAGGCTCGAAGCAGTGGGGCAGGATTCCCACATATGGTGGAAAACTTACGGAGAATATTATTCAGGCCATAGCGAGAGATTGTTTAGCTGTTGCAATGCTTCGGTTGGCTGAAGCGGGCTATCATATAAGTTTTCATGTGCATGATGAAGTTGTTCTGGATGTTCCAATTGGAACGGGTTCTATGGAAGAGGTAGAAGATCTGATGGGTCAGCCAATTGAATGGACTCCCGGGCTGCCATTAGGAGCAGATAGCTTTGAAACGGATTATTACAAAAAAGATTAAATTGAACAGGAGGAAATTGATAATGAATAGATTACAAGTAGTTTCAAATGAGGTTTTTGGACAGTTACAGGTAATGGAGTTGGATGGTAAGGTATATTTTCCTGCAACGGATTGTGCAAAGATGCTTGGCTATTCCAATACGAAAGATGCTATCAAACGCCATTGCCGGTGGGTAGCGAAACACGACCTACCTCATCCGCAGAACGAAAAAAAGGTTATTCAGAAGAATTTCATCCCAGAAGGTGATCTCTATCGTTTGATTGCGAAATCGCAACTTCCGGCGGCGGAGCAGTTCGAACGTTGGGTGTTTGATGAAGTGCTACCAGATATACGAAAACACGGAATGTACGCTTCCGAATCATTACTTGATGATATTCTTAAAAACCCGGATCTTGGTATTAAGCTTTTTACGGAATATAAGGAAGCTAAAGAAGAAGCAAAAAAGCTAAAACTTGCTAATGCCCAACAGAAACAAATTATAGGTGAGTTGCAGCCGAAAGCGTCGTATTATGATTTGGTTCTTCAGAATAAATCGATTGTACCTATAAGCATTATTGCAAAGGATTACGGTTTATCTGCAAGAAAACTGAATTCCATTCTTCATGAGTTAGGCGTTCAATTCAAAATGGGAAAAACATGGCTGCTTTATCAAAGATATGCGGAGATGGGCTACACGCAATCAAAAACCCATGCCATTGATGCTGAAAGAAATGTAATGCACACCTATTGGACTCAAAAGGGGCGGTTGTTTCTTTATGAGTTGCTTAAGAGAGAGAAAGGATTAATGCCTTTAATTGAACGTTCTACTAAATCTGCATAGCAGGGACGTGTCGAGATTGGCTGACATGGAAACTGTAAAATTTGTATCACAATTAAAAAAGTATAGAAATGTACTACCAAAGCAGACCATTAAAACACTAAAAGGCCAGGCTCTTTCCGGTGATTTGGAAGGAGCCAGAAAAGGCCTTCGTAAGGTGAAACGCAGGAGGGTTGGTAGATGTGAAAGAGCCCAGTGAAAAAAAAGATCACAAACTAAAACATGATGGTAATCTCACCATTGCGACGGGACGAAACAGAAAAGAAATAAACTGGAAGAACAGAGATTTGCTTTGGTCTGAGGTTGTTCAGAAGTTAAATAGCACGGTTCGAACCCATGAAACCTACGAGGAATATAAAAAGCTTTCCAAATCAAAGCAAGACGAAATAAAAGATGTGGGTGGATTTGTTGGTGGATCCTTAAAGGGCGGCAGAAGGAAGCATGACAGTGTGGTTTGGCGACAAATCGTGTCCCTTGATGCTGACTTTGTGAAAGGGGACCTGTGGGCATCTGTAGAGACCATGTTTGGCTATGGGTGCGCCATGTATTCTACCCACAAACATCACTCCAAAAATCCGAGATTAAGGCTTGTTATTCCATTATCAAGACCAGTTACCGCAGATGAATATGTACCGATTGCGAGAAGAATTGCTGCAGATCTTGGGATTGATTTTTTCGATGATACAACCTATCAAGTGCATCGATTAATGTATTGGCCATCGACATCATCGGATGGTGAGTTTGTCTTTAAAGTGTTGGACGAGCCTTGGATTGATCCTGATGCAGTCCTTGCTAGATACCCAGATTGGAAAGATTCTTCTTATTGGCCGGAAAGCTCCAGAACCATTCACGAACGAAAGAAACTCGCTGATAAGCAAGGTGACCCCAAAACCAAAGAAGGTGTGGTCGGTGCTTTTTGCCGGACATACACGGTTGTGGATGTAGTTGAGAAGTACTTAAATGATGTATACGTTCCTTGTGAGGATCCAAACCGATTTACGTATTCAGCTGGTTCTACAGCGGGTGGCTTGGTAATTTATGAAGATGGTGACTTTGCTTATTCCCATCACTCAACAGACCCGATTGGTGGACGGTTATGCAATGCTTTTGATTTAGTTCGAATGCACTTATTTGGCGAGCTTGATGAAACGGTGAAAGAAGGAACGCCAATCAATCGATTGCCTTCGTATAAAGCGATGGTGGAAGAAGCCTTAAAGGACAAGTCGGTAAAGCTAACATTGGGGAAAGAACAATTGAGCCTTGCAGCAGAGGATTTTGAAGATGGGGAAATGGATTGGCTGGCAGAACTCACACGAGACCAGAAGGGAAACATTGTCTCTAGTGCTCCAAATGTCATCCTTATACTTGAAAATGACCCATCGCTACAGAATCGAATTGCCATGAATGACTTTGTCCACCGAGTTGTTATTAAAGGGGATTTGCCTTGGCGGAGTGTCGAACGTGGTGAATATTGGTCGGACATGGATGATGCCAGCCTACGTAATTATCTTTATTCAATTTATGGTATTAAAGGAGCGGGTGTTATTGCTGATGCATGGAGTGAGGTAGCAATCAATCATGCCTTCCATCCTATTAAAGATTATTTAAACAGACTCGAATGGGATGGTCAGGATCGGATTGAAACCTTAATGGTCGATTACCTTGGCGCTGATGACAATGACTGTGTCCGAGCGTTTACTCGTAAAATTATGCTTGCAGCAGTGACGAGAATCTATCGTCCAGGTGCGAAGTTTGACTACTGTGTGGTTCTTGTTGGCCCTCAGGGTGTTGGGAAGAGTTACATTATTAAGCTGTTAGGCAAAGAATGGCACTCGGACTCCCTGATTACCGTTAAGGGTAAGGAAGCCTACGAGCAGCTTCAGGGTGCATGGATTTTGGAAATGGCGGAGCTTACGGCAACGAAGAAGGTAGATGTGGAGGCAGTAAAGCATTTCATTTCAAAGTCAGAGGATACTTTTCGTGTCGCATATGGAAGGCATAATGAAACATTCAAACGGCAGTGCGTGTTCTTTGGAACAACTAATGATTATGATTTTTTAAATGATCCAACAGGAAATCGTCGCTTTTTACCCATAACTATAAGCGGTGATGGCTCAAAAAACATGTGGGATGATTTAACTGACGGGGAAGTAGACCAAATATGGGCGGAGGCAAAGGTACTGTACGAAAAGGGAGAGACCTTGGCATTAAGTAAGGATATCGAGGAAAAAGCACGCGAACTCCAAGCTGCCCATACACAAGAAAATCCGATTGCAGAAAGCATTAGAACGTATTTAGAAACCGAGGTTCCTACAAATTGGTATGAACTCGATATTGGTACGAGAAGAACCTACTTGCATATGGACCATCCCGATGACAACTCAAATCCAAAAATGAAGTTGAATAAGGTCTGTGCCCAGATGGTGTGGGAAGAATTATTCCAAAAAGATGTATCTATCATGACCAGATATGATTCGAAGGAAATTAATATGATCATCCAACACACACCCGATTGGAAAAGAGTTAGTTCCATTCGATTTGATAATAGTTATGGGACACAAAGAGGATTTAAAAGAGAAAATATGTAAACAAGTAAACTTTTATAAACTTTTATTGTTTACATCAAACCTCTTGTCTCTCTTACTCTATATACCTTGTAAACATGATAAACATATATATCTATATAAGAAGAAATAGAGAGTATAGAGAATATTATATATACCCTACATTCTCTAATACGCTTATATGTATAGCTTAGCTATTTTTAAGTTTACTTGTTTACGAATAGCAGTTAAAGCCTTGTGGATACTGGGTTTTGGCCGTAAACAATAAATTTTGGGGTGACCGATAGATGAATGAAGCAAGTGTAGAGAAAAGGCTAAAAATGAAAGTGAGCGAACATGGCGGGCTGGCTTTGAAGCTGGTGTCTCCTGGTTTTGCAGGTGTGCCAGACAGGTTGGTGCTCTTTCAAGATTCAAGGGTTGTTTTTGTGGAATTAAAGGCACCAGCTAAGAAGCTACGAGCTTTGCAACAAAAAAGGAAAAAACAACTAGAATCATTAGGTTTTAAAGTTTATAAGATTGATAGCTATGAGGCTGTCGATCGAATGCTAGAGGAGATGGTTTGATGAAATATCAACCTTACCATTATCAAGCCTATGCCACCCAGTGGATTATCGACAAAAAGAAGTCAGCTCTTTTTCTTGAAATGGGGATGGGAAAATCAGTATCAACTTTAACGGCGATTTTAGAACTTATGTATGATTACTTCGATGTGGCAAAGGTTCTTGTCATTGCCCCGCTTCGAGTAGCAAGTACAACTTGGGAAGAAGAAATAGAAAAGTGGGATCATTTGAAGGAACTACGAATATCAAAAGTGCTCGGCAGTGAAAAGCAAAGAGTATCCGCATTATATAAAAAAGCCGACATCTACATCGTCAATAGGGAGAACGTTACTTGGCTTGTAGAACGATTTGATTCAGATTGGCCGTTTGACATGGTCGTTATCGATGAGTTATCCAGCTTTAAATCATCAAAGGCTCAGCGATTTAAATCCTTAAAAAAGGTGAGGCCATTTATTAAAAGATTGGTTGGATTAACTGGCACTCCAGCACCAAATGGCTTAATTGATTTGTGGCCACAGATTTATTTACTTGATGGTGGAGAGCGATTGGGTAAAACAGTCACTGGTTACCGAGAAAAATACTTTCTTCCAGATAAGCGAAATCAAATGATTGTCTACACTTGGAAGTTAAAAGAAGGTGCGGAAGATTCAATCTATGAAAGGCTTTCTGATATCTGTGTGAGTATGAAGGCTAAGGATTACCTCGATTTACCTGAACGAATGGATAATGTGATTCCGGTGGAACTGCCGAAGAAAGCGAAGGAACAATACGAGGTGTTAGAAAAAGAATTGATTTTATCGATTGAAGAAACGGATGTTTTGGCCGGTTCAGCTGCCGTTCTTGCTAATAAGTTATTACAAATGGCGAATGGTGCTGTTTACGATGAAGATGGTGAAGTGAAACAAATTCATGATGAAAAGTTAAAAGCTTTGGATGAATTGATCGAAACAGCAGGTGGGAAACCAGTTCTTGTGTTTTATGGTTATCAGCATGATAAAGACAGGCTTTTAAAACACCTAAAGAAATTGAAGCCAAGACTCCTTCAATCGGATCAAGATATAAAGGATTGGAATCAAGGGAAGGTTCAAGTTCTTCTAGCTCATCCAGCATCAGCTGGTCATGGGCTGAACCTTCAAACCGGCGGGAACATCATCATCTGGTTTGGACTCACTTGGAGCCTTGAACTTTATCAACAAGCTAATGCAAGGTTGTGGCGGCAAGGTCAAAAACAAACAGTTGTGATTCACCATATCATTGCCAAAGACACCATCGATGAGCGGGTGATGAAAGTGTTGGAAGATAAAGATGTGAGCCAAGCCGCTCTCATTGAAGCGGTAAAAGCGAGAATGAATCGATATAAAATGGGATTGCCACATGGATCGTAAAGACGGGAGGAATCGATGGTGGATGCTAAAGAATATCTATCTCAGGCTTTTCAGCTTGACCAAAGAATAAACAGTAAACTAGAACAGGTTTCCATGTTAAGAGACCTTGCTTTAAAAACAACATCCGTCCTTCAGGATGACAAGGTTCAAATTACGAAACAGCAATCACCAATGGAAAGTGCTCTTGTTAAGTTAATGAGCCTGGAGGAGGAAATCAATGATGACATTGACCGGTTGATTGATTTAAAGCGGGAGTTGGCAACCTTCGTAACTAAAATAGAAAATCCTTCGCACCGGTTACTTCTTGAGCTTCGCTATCTTAGTGGGAGTACTTGGGAAGAAGTAGCAGCTCTGATGGGCTATGATGTGCGTTGGGTTTATCGGTTGCATCGGAAAGCGTTGAAAGAGGCTACCGACCGGTTAAAAAACAAATCGGTGGAATGCATATGAAAAAGATAGGATACCTATAAAAACCCTCGAAGGCTTAATTCTTTGAGGGTTTTGTCATGTTATTTGCTGACGTCTGTTAGTAATCTATAAAAATATGTCACCTATATTTTTACAAACTTTTGACGTTTAACAATTGGCTGTTTGATTACAAACTTATAGCATTCTTCTAGCAGTTCATATTCAGTTTGAGTTATTAAATGGGAATGTGCAATTTTATTTCTTATTGGGGTGAGCTGCTTAAGTAATTGCAATTGTTTTGAATTAAAGTGTGTTAGGATGTGAGGATACTTTCCGAAGAATGCGACTATCTCGTGGTAATATGAAGTTTGTTCATCTCGTTTTTCATAAAGGATGGAAACCCAATGGTACCCGTACTTTTTTTGCATGTTTGTTTTAACAATTAAACGCAAATGATTTTCAATTTCATACAGCATAGAATAAGCTTCCTTCATTAGAGGTGTGTTCATTATAGGAGTGCTCCTTTCGAGGTTTAAATGGGGATACTATATATTTCGACATAAATAGATAAATTCCTTTAAATATTTTTATCAAATAAGAAAAGAGGCCATGAAAAGCCATTATAAGCCACCCTGTAAATGTGCTAGAGTATAAACTGTAGAAGTAGAATAAACAACAAAACAACAGCCTTGGAGGACGAGCCTTCGGGGCTTTTTTAATTGGATTAAACGGAGTTGAGAGCAATGCCGAAGAAACCAAAGAAGCCGTGCAAACACAACGGTTGTCCTTTGTTGACTGATGATAAGTACTGTGAGTTTCATGCGAAGCTTCACGTAGATGATAGAGCCAATGCAAACGAGCGTGGTTATGATAACCGCTGGAGGAAAGCGAGCAAACGATTCTTAAACGCCCATCCTCTTTGCAAACGTTGTGAACAGAATGGAAAGCTCACTCAAGCTACGGTTGTTGACCACATCAAACCACACCGAGGAGACCAGAGACTGTTCTGGGATGAAAGCAATTGGCAACCTTTGTGTAAGAGGTGCCATGATCGGAAGACAAGAACAGAAGATCAGTATCCTGTTTATTCTTTTTAATGGACGGGTAGGGGAGGTCAAATCTCTACAACTAATTATATGGCGACCGCGCGCCCCCTTCACGTGAATTTTCGCGTAATTAAATAAGGGGGGTATCCCTCAAAGGTTGGAAAAGATATTAAACCTCAAGTGGCACAAGGCTTACAGCTATTTAAGAATTTGCGACAAGGTTTTATTTAAGAAGTAGAACAGAAACTGCTCAAGCCTTATGGATACTAGGGTTGAAGCGGCTTTAGTAATTAAATTAGAAACGATAGTTAAACGCCAGTAATTGCTTGAGAAATAGCGGATTAAGGCGTTTTTTTATTGCTGTTTTCAATACGGTTTACGCAGAAAGGGGTGTGAGAGATGAATGATGTAGAAAAACAGACCATATATGACCTCCGGCTTAAAGGAGTAGGATACAAAGCCATTGCAGCTGTCTTGGGAAAATCCAGAGATAGTATCCGTGGTTTTTGTAAAAGGAATGGACTTGCTGGTGATTCCAGAGTTGTTGCATTAAATGTGAAAGAGCAAATGAACAATCATCTACTCTGCACTTGCTGCGGGAACCTAATCAACCAAAAAGGTCGTGGAAGGACTCGGAAGTTCTGTTCGGATGAATGTCGCCGTAAGTGGTGGAAAGAAAATCCTCAGGAACGAAATAAAAATGAAACAGCTATTTACCACTATACCTGCCCGCAGTGTGAAAAAGAGTTCAGTTGCTATGGGAACAAGAAACGAAAGTTCTGTACTCATGATTGTTATATCAAATCTAGATTTTGGAGTGAAGAGGAGATTATTGAAATAGAGTCGGTGATAGAAGATGGTTAAAAAGATTGATATGAAAAATAAAATCTGTGGCCAACTAAAAGTGATAAAAGAAGCAGGGCGTTGTACAGAGGGGAGGGCTTTGTGGCAATGTCAATGTTCGTGTGGGAATATGACAATTGTTCAAGGAAGATATTTACGGACAGGGCATACAAAAACCTGTGGCTTTTGCAGGACAAATATTAAATATCAAATCCTAGGTCATAAAACCATTGGAAAGTTACCTAGCGGTGAAGAGTTTATTATAGATACAGAAGATTTGGCAATTATTAAGGATCATAGGTGGCTGCCTAATGGAGTGGGATACTTAGTAGCTCAAATTAATGGGAGAAGAGTAAGGATGCATCGTTTAATAATGAGTGCTCCGAAAGATAAAATAGTTGATCATATATCTGGAAATAAAAATGACAACAGAAAAAGTAATTTAAGGTTATGCAGCCATCAACAGAATATGTTCAATCACAAACTAAACAGTAGCAATACTACAGGCTATACAGGAGTTTACTTAATTAAAGCAACAGGTAGGTTCGCGGCAAGAATAACATATAGCTATAAATCTATTCATCTTGGATGCTTTGATAACACAGTTGAAGCTGCGCAATCTTATAATGTGGCAGCTAATGTCTTATTTGGTGAGTATGCAAATTTAAATGATGTTCCTGAAGCAACGTACTTATTAGAAAAGCGAATACTTGAGAAACTAAGCCGTCATTCAGTGATGGCTTTTTCAATTTAG